TCGACACGCTTTTCTAAGCGATTTAATTGATCTTTCATAGATGACCCTGAATTTGGCTTTAGCTCTGAAAGATAGGATTTAATAACCCAGCGTAGAGCCAGTAATAAAGCGGTCGCGATACTGCAAACGCCAACGCCAAATGCGACCCATTCGTTTGGACTCATTTTTCGGACAATCCATAATCGACCTCTTTGCCGGATGTTGGATCGACAGCCTTAACCAACGGAGCAACTACAGCACCAAGTAATGTTGCGTAGGCAGGATGAATGTCAGCCACGATCGCTAGGGCAACTGTAATTCCACTAGCTGCCACAGCTCTCAAATATGACTTAATTGCTGCTTTGTGTTTTTTAGATAGTTTCATTAATTGCCTTTCAGTAGTGGGATGTCGAACTTCTTGCCATTTTGGTTTGGTTTGAAAGAAATATGGATGTGCTTATGATGCGGGTTTATGCCTCTATATTTTTTAAATTTCCATAATGACTTAGCACTAGCAATTTTGCCGGCGTGGATCACATAATAAATACGCTTATCTTTTTTTGCTGCGAGTCGAACCTGATCTGCCAAATCGAAACTAAGCCCTTCTTGGTCAGATAAGCGAGCGTCAATGTCGATGGCACATACCTCACCCTGTTCATTCGGGTTATGCTGACTGACTCTGGCTGAATGGCGAGCATCACCAATCCATCCATCAGCTGTGCGCTTGCGATCAGGGAAGCAGTCATTTACCTGATCCCTAAAAGTTTCAGCAGCTTTAGATAACCAAGGCTTCATTAGCCAAGTATTAATTTTGCTTCGTCAGCAGTTAAACCTAAGCGCTCAAGAATTGCTTGGCGTGCTGCTTCTTTTGCTTCGGCTTCGGCTTTCAAGGTTTGTGCTTCTGCTTTAGCAATTTCCATTTCGGCTAATTCTTGAGCATTTGGCTCTCTAACAATTTCCTCGCCAGTTGCACAATCAATTATTTTAATTTGACCTTTAGATTTACTCATCATGATACTCCAAACAAATAGGCAACTCCACCAGAAAATGTAACGGGTGCACCATCTCCATTTGCAATATTAATTGATGTTATTGCACTTGTTGAATTGATAATGCCTCTGAAATTATTATAACCTTGTGCACCTCTACCAAAAAAATCAAACAATTTTGTGTAAGATGTATTTGTATAATTATAAAAAGTAATAATTGCGTCTACCTTTGTTGTGGTTCCTGATTCAACTTGAATTGCAGGAGTTGTTAAACTATCAATAAAAGTAACGCTTGAAGTTCCATTTCTATAACCCTGATACTTACCATTTGCAGTATTGCCATTAACCCTAAATTGCAAATCATTTGCTGTTGAAGCATAAGCATCATTTACAATTATGTATAAATTTTTATATGTTTGTGGAATTGAAGTTAAACTAACTGTTGTATTAGATGTCAATGTTGTAGTGCTAATTAAAGTTATACCACCACTTGCAGCGGGAGCAGCCCACTTTAATCCTGTTGCTGTTGAACTATCAGCAGTTAAAACTGTGTCATTAGCGCCAACGGCAAGACGGCTTACTGTGTCGGCTGCGGTGGCTGCAATAATGTCGCCTTTAGCATCAACAATAGTTTTAGCAATTGCTGCACTTGCATTATTGAATACTGTTGTGTCAATTGCAGTTCCAAGTGTGCGGATCGCACTAGCACCATCTTTGACTAGATCGGTGTCGGCTGGTGTTGTCCAGCCATAATTGGTGGTAGTTGGCATTTTTCTCCTATACTCAGGCTACTATTGTAGCGTATTCCCATGTTAATGTTGTGGATAAAGTGTTCCATGCTTCGGTGATTGGCGTGCTATTCCAACGCATCGCCACTTGGCTGTAAGATGTTGGTGATAAAGTTAAAGTCAAATAAAGTTGATTAAAACTTACAGACCAAGACCAACCCTCAACATAACCCTCAAATTCGCCACCGGATATTTGATCTGGCAAATTAAGCAAATTAATAGGCATACCAATAAACACGCCAAGTAAAGCATCCCTATCGGCATCATCAATTTCTGAATTGGTTATTGGGAAGGTGATTGTGTCAAATATAGGTTGTGGGAAAGCACGCTGGGCAATATAACGATCTGCCACAGCTTGAGCATCAACAGCTGAATGAAGCACAGAGTTGATAGTTTCGGCCTTGTAGCCATAGGTTGCTATTGATGTTGCATCACTGGCTGTTTCCTGAGATCCAAAATTATTGCCATAATTGATATAAATATCGTTTCTAATATCGCCAGATTTGGTTGTGGTTTTTAATCCTTTACCTATGGCATGACTGGCATCTAATTCAACATAGCCATTTGTTATTAGATAATTTTGTCTGTGGTCTGCATCTGCATAACCAATTCGACCTTGATTATCCTCATATAAAACACCAAATGCTGAGTTAGCAATAAGAGCTGCTATGTTGTAAATTGTGTCAGATTGGGCTGACCTATTCTCCATTGTATAAAGACCCGGAGTATCAATTTCTCCTAATCCTACATTTTCAGCATTTGCCCATGTTGTAGTTGGATCGTATCCCTGCCATGTTTCTGATGCTGGCACTTCATTCCAAGATCCTAGTAATAAATCATCTAGCAAATCTAATATCTGGTTGCCATCCTCATCTTGAGATAAAACGCCATCGGTAATAGTTTTTTGCAATTTAGACAAAGCACCCAACGCAATAATGTTGTATCTGATCTCAGTCCCGGCTGCTCCAGTAGCACCTACCTCAACGCTTAAATCTGTTATATTGCCACCAAACAAACTAACATAAGCATTGGTTGAATCTTTAATTTGTAAAGCAATACCATCATTAATATCAAAATCAAATGTCTGATTATTAAGCGCTACGATTGAGCAACTTAAATATGATGGAAATGGCTGTGTATAAATATCTTTACGGCCAGCATTATGGCTTAAATTAGCAATTGTCAAATTGGTGTAATCAACACCATTAACAGTTAATTTCCAATCAGGTGTAAATTCACTCATGCCTGACCAAACGGAGTTCCTGAATATGCTCCACCGCGTGCTTGGCTACTATTCAAAACATCAATAATTGTTCTTGCAGTTCCCTCAGGATCACCAGCAAAACCTATGTTTATTGTTACCGGTTGCACTTGACCAAATGGAGTTGCGCCAACTGATAATTGTGTTCCAGTAGCCATTCTTAATACATCAAATCCTTGAGCATAAGCAAAAGTTAATTGGTTTTCTATCGCTGCTGCTTCTTTTGCAGATAATCCTTTACCGCCACCACTTGCACCACCTAAACCACTAATACCACCTGTAATGCCTGAACTTGCAGCTATGGCTGCATCAATTGCAGCTTTAGCAGATGCATTTGCACCCGATACGGAACTGGCTGTAATTGTGCCCAATTTACCAATATCTGCTCCTGGCTTAACCAAATTAATACCATCAATAACTTTATTTATCGCATTAATAACAAAATTTAATACCGGAGTTACTGCGCCAACTATTGCACCGAATGCATCAATTATTGCTGATGCCGCTTTAGCACCCACATCAATCATAAATCCAAAAATTTTAGATAAAATGGGAAATACAACATCCCTTAATATTTGAGCAAATTTATCAAAGTTTTCTCTATTTCTTTCAACCGCATCTCTAACTACATCAAATGCATCCTTAAACTTATTAACTATTGGTGTGCCATAAGTGAATACATAACCAATTAATCTTTCAATGACTGGCAACAATGCTTGACCAACTGATTCTTTAGCTTCATCAAATGCTACTTTTAACCGGGCAATTCTGCCCTGAAATGTTTCAGCATTTCGACTAGCTGCGCCACCATAAAGATCAGATAATAATTCTGTTTGTTGTTTGAAATCTAATTGCTTTGCTTGAGCAGCAGTTAAACCAATTCCAAGTCTGACTAATTGAGTATCTTGGCCATTATATGATTTAGATAGAGCTTCAACTACCGCACCAAGATCTTTACCAGTTCCTTTCGATATATCAATGGCAAGATTTAATAACTGTTGAGATTTGGTTACATCCCCAGTTGCTGTGGCCAATCTTTGAAATGCTGGCCTTAAATCATCATCGGCAATACCAACTGCCAAAGCTGTGGCACTAATGTAATCCTCAGTAGCCTTAATTTGGGCATCTGTTGCCCCTGTGGCGGTCTGTAATGCACTGGCTAACCTTAATTGTGCAGCTTCATCCTCAATGGCTGCTTTGACACCATCAATGGCCAATTTGCCAGCATAAGCAGCAGCAGCAGCGGTAGCAGCAGCAAAAGCCAATCCTGCCTTTTTTCCAAATTCAGATACTTTATCGCCAAACCCTTGAACTTCTTGTTCGCCTGTTTTAAGACTCTTTTTTAACTCATCAACATCAGCAAGGATTGATAGTTTTAATGTGCGATTACCAGTTGCCATTATCCCCACTCCTTAAGTATGCGATCAAAAGATTGTTCCCAACGATTTACTAATTCAGGCTGAATTCTGCGAAGGGTTGGATAAATAAACCATCCGCGAGATCCACGACCTTGCCTTCCCGAATAACTAGGGAACTGTTTGAATTTATTTGAACCAAACTCAAGACCACCCCATAAGGTCTGCGTAGAAGCACCGCCTGAAAACTTTTGTGTGGCAAATCCGTATCTAAACTCACCGATCTTGCTTGATTTCGATATGCGAACTCCGTCTGCAACTCTAACAACTGCTTTACCTGATTTTGTTCGTGTTGCAGCTGTTTGCTTAATTTGTTCTGATGCATAAGTCGCCAAAGCAGCAGATTCTTTTCTTGCTTCCTCTGTTGCTTGTTCATCCATCGCTTTGAAAGCTTTAAGGACATTGCGCAGATCTTGGCGATTATATGCAATTGTTTCACTTGCCATTCCTCTGCTCCAATATCTCTAACGCTGTCATTATGTCGTCTGCATCAACCCATTCACTCATTGGAATCTGTGTGGCTATTGCCAACTGAACCAATAATCTGTTTAGGCTTCCTGCTGGGTGGCTTTTGGGTTTGCATCACCGACAATCACATCGGTAACTGTTTCGCTCCAAGCTTCAAAAGATTTAACTGGCTTTCCGGCTGCTTCTCTTTTGTGTGCATGGTATGCCAAAAACATTAAATCAGATATTCCCATTTTTTCTTGGGCTTGGCTGATTGTCAGTCCTCGATCCTTTTCCCATTTTTGCCACTCAGGCGGTTGGGCTACATAAGTGGCTTGCTCGCCTGAGTTATATTCAATTGTAATTGGTAATTTCATTAGCTGCTCCCGTTTTATTTATTAACTAAATGATTCTGCTGGCACTCCAATGACTTGGAATGTTAAAGATACAGTCTGTGCATCATTTCCTGCACCACCGGCTGATGGCCATGATGGTAGCACTTGAAAAGTAAATACTGCTCCGGATGCAGCTGTAAATACTGTGTTGATTCCTGTGTTTGGTGCTGACTCTGTAACGCCCCATAGAATCTCACAAAGAGATCCTGCTGCGCCCCAGTCTGCCAACATTTCAACAGCTAGTGTAAAATCATTGTCGATTACTTTGTAGGCTTTGCCATCTAAAGTTTCGTAAGTTTGGCGGTTTGTTGTTCCAGTTAAAATTGCGCTTGTTGCTTGAGCATCGAAAGTGTTACCACCGATTGTGAAGGTAACATCTCTGCCCGTAATTACTGTGGTAGGCACTTTGACTCCTTAGATTGTCTGTTCGTAGTAGGTTGAAACTCTTATATCAGCGATCAACATTGTTGATGCACCAATAGTGGTTACAGTTGGTCTTTCGACCTCTCCGACAATATATCCATTTGGAATAACTGCCAGAATGCTCATGATTAATTGCTCGATGTTATCGAGTGATGCTGGATTGCTATTGTAAGCAACCACAGCTGTAATGGTCATATTAATTCTAGTTCTTATTCGGCTTTTACCAATTGTTTCAATTTCAAGATATGGTGAATCCGGAACGCATACAACAGCTGGAGGAATTACCGACTCTGGAACGAATGCGTAGACATTTCCTGCAACACTTCCTAATGCTGTGGCAAGTGGTTGTCTAACTGATGAAAGAATTGTTGATGCTGGCATTATTGACAAATACCTTCAACATCTACATATGGTCCTAATATACCTATGACCCTTGAATAAAGACTGCGACCAATTCTGTATGGTGTAGATTGAAAATCGATACCCTCAATTTGTCCACCTGCTGCAACTCTTGATTGAAATACCTCTACTGATACAGCAAATATCGCTGATCGAACTGATTGATTGCCAACATAGGTTGATGCACCTGTTAATGTGGCTGTTCCGCTTGGAATAACATTTGCTTCAGTAACATCGGCATTTGTAATTGATGCGCTAAATGTTGTATCTGTTAAATTATCAGCTAATACTGTGCGAGTTCCGTTATATGGACTCAAGCAACCAGCAATAACTACCGATTGACCTTCGGTAAATTCATGGGTGCCAACTGTTGTAAATGTGGCAACATTATCTTGTAAAACTGTTTTTTGAACTGCGCTCTTAAATGTAACAAGCATTGGCAGAATGGTGTTTTCTGCTGTGTCAATTATGCCATTCAAATATGTGTCGTCATACAAGGCAGATGA